TTGGGACAAAACAAATTTTGCCTACTTCATGGAAATGGGGACAGGCAAATCAAAAGTATTGATAGATAATATTGCCATGTTGTATGACGCAGGTAAGATTAATGCAGCTGTGGTTATCGCACCGAAAGGTGTGTATAGAAACTGGGAAAGATTAGAGATACCTGCACATTTACCAGATCATATCAAGACTAGAATTACAACCTGGGTGGCACCGAGTTCCAGAACAAAGCAGGATAAAAAAGATATTGATAAGTTGTCTGAAACTTTTGATGGCTTAGATATTTTCTTGATGAATGTTGAGGCTCTGTCTAGTAAACCTGCTGCAGAATTTTTAGCGAGATACTTAAACTCAACTGTTAGTTTGTTAGCTGTTGATGAGAGCACTACGATAAAAACCATTTCAGCTAGTCGAACTAAAAATCTAATAAGATCTTCTCGTCAGGCTAAGTATCGAAGAATATTGACAGGTTCCCCGGTAACAAAGAATCCGTTGGATCTGTATTCACAGTGTCAGTTTTTAGATGAGGACCTTTTAGGTTTTAGTTCTTACTACGCCTATAAAGCTAGATATGCTATCGAAGTTAAAAGACATTCTTCTACTCATGCTTTTAATCATGTTGTTGGATTTAGAAACTTAGATGAGCTATCCTATAGACTTAGTCAGTTTTCTTTTAGAGTTTTGAAAGAAGATTGCTTGGATTTACCCCCGAAGGTTTATAGTCCCCGACACATAGAATTGACGAAAGAACAACAAAAAGCCTACAATGACTTAGAAACATTTGCCATTACGCAACTGAACGATAATACTTTGTCAGTCACGAACACAATGACAATGCTTCTTAGACTACATCAGATTACTTGTGGCTACCTGCCCACGGACAACGGCCAACCGCCAGTTCCATTGAAGAACAATAGAATGGATGAGTTGTTAAATGTCTTAGAAGAAACAGAGGGTAAGGTTATTATCTGGGCAAACTATCGTTATTCTATTTTTGATATTGAGAATAATTTAAAAAAGAAGTTTGGTGAAGATAGTGTTGTCACTTACTTTGGTGATACCAAAGATCAAGATAGACAAGAAATAGTAAAAAGTTTTCAGGACCCAAAAAGTCCTGTTCGTTTTTTCGTAGCCAACCAACAAACTGGTGGCTATGGATTAACACTAACAGCCGCTCACACTGTTGTGTACTACTCTAACA